AATGTAGGTATCTTTTTTTCCCTCATATTTGTCCCGTGCCACCTCGGAACATACACTCTTTAACGCCTTTTTTAACTGCCCTGTTACTGTCATTGCTTTACCTCTCTGTTAAATACCTCTTCCATCTTTGCTAATACATTTTTTTCGCAGGAATTGACCGCTCTTTGCATAAACGGTGACGGAATTTGATGGCTGTTGCCGTATTCCAACCCCATTGCCTTAACTACATTTGGGCTACCTTTTGGGTCTTTTCCCGCAAAAACAATGTTTCCGATATATGCGTTCGTGTCAGACTGTTTTGCCTTTCTGACCGTCAAGGATTTTACCAAACCAGATGTTTGTCTCTTGACCGCTTCCGGAGCAGATGATACAGATTCTTTGATAGATTGCTCCATCGCTTTTTGATAAACGGGCAATGCCGCATCGATCATTTTCGGTGCAACATCGTCAAAACTATCTTCCAGCTCCTTAAATAAATCATCCGGAATATCAAATTCAAACCGTCCCATCTATCACTCCACCTTTCTGCTCCATATTTCATCATATCTATGACTATCCTCATAATCATTGATATACAAGATCTCGTACAACGCACCGTCATACAAGATTTTCATGTCAGTAGTGAGTTTCTTCTCCGTATGACGCACCAAAAATCTACACTGCACTTCGCTCATATCCTTACTGGATCTGAATTTCTCCGTTCCGGATGTTCGCTTGAACGATGCCCAAGTCGACCGTACCGTCTTTTTTACGGGCACAGGAAATTCTTCGTCATCATCTTCGGAATCCATGCAATAGATCTCAATACGCTTATTCAGTTCCCCGGGATTTACTTGCATAAAGTACCTCCTAATCCTAACCGATATTCGCATTATACATCGCAAGCACCGTCTCCACTGTGCGATTCATGACCGCACCATCCACATATACAGAGCGATTGTCATACATGTCGCCACACAGTGCCAGCACTGCAATGGTTATATCCGGATGATTATCCAGACAATCTTCTATCCCATCTGCAGATACCGGAAGTCCAAGCGCAGAGGATACATAATGCACTGCTGCGTCCAGATACAGCGGTAATTCTTCCTCGCCATCTTCATCTAATCGCATATATCGGATCACATCACTTGGTTGCAGTTCGCTTACCTTCATTCATCTTCCCTCCGGATACTTTCTTGACATAACCGGCACGGAGAAGATCATCGACTAACGCCTTATCCGTTATGTCTTTAATCTCCCCTGGTGCCATTGCAATCGTTAATCCGGAGAAGCTTACTGTTGCTTCTACCTTCATCCGATTCCTCCTATGCTTCTGCCATCTTGAGCGATGCAATTGCCTGCTGATTTTTAATCTTCGCGTCAACTTCCGTCCAGCCGACCACGCCGACCACATGCTGTGTTGCATATTTTTCCTGCAATACCTGCAACTCCATGTCTTCCGTCAATTTGACCGCCAACGCCTTTGACGGATTGAGGTATACGATTGGTTCGCTTCCTTTGCCAATCTCAGGCATAGCATCCGATGTATAGACAGGCTTGCCAAGGATGGTTGGCTTGCCTTCCTCCGTCACATCATCATTTACCAGATAGCGTCCGTTTTTATCTTTGAGCAGTCGAATCGCCGTCAAGGTTGTGTCTCTCATCACAAAATATGCTCCAGTCTGATGTGCTGCCTTGATTGCATCTTTTAATTTGATAATATCATCAAACGAAATGACACTGGTCGATTCAGACTGAATTTTCTTCGTGGATGTTGACGCACCTGTGATTTTTCCTACTGTGCCAACTAGCATCTCGTGATCAAGCCACAGTGCAAACGCCTCTGCAATCTGCGTCTCGACCTCCTCAACAATATCAAAATCTGAATTGTTGATCAAAGATTTGCTAATTTTTGCAAGTACCCCGGCGAGAAATCCACCAAGTTCAATACTGGCAAACTTTTCTTTTTCGCCTTCCAACTCTGCAAATTCATCGGCATAAGCTACCGCAAGAGATGTGCCATCCTCATCCACATAAGGAATAGACAAAGTCCCTTTGACATTGTAATGTGCTGCATCGTTATACACTGGAGAAATATCCTTGATCTTTTTGATAATTTCATTGGCAATTGTGGATGGAATCACTGCGCCATTCTCTCCCAGTGTCATATCTGCTCGATTCTCTCCTGTAATCACGCCTCTGATGTAATCGGCAAATGCCCTTTTGTCATCTTCCGCACGATTTTCACCACCTTGACCTTCCTGACTGTTCTGGCCTTCCTTGTCCTTGTCTGGATCTTCGACATGATTCTTATCCGTTTCCTTTGCTTCAAGTTCCTTCGCTTTCTCTGCTGCAGCGATGGTTTTGTCCAAATCAGCAATTTCAGACTCTGTGTCGTCAAATTCCTTCTGCTCCTCCTCGCTCATGGCACGATTTTCACCTTTCGCCCCGGCAAGAATTTCCTGCATGCGCTTCACCTTTGCGCTTCTCTGTTCTCTTAATTTTTTCAGATACATTTGTGTCCTCCTTTTTCATCAAAAAAAGAAACCCTTGCGGATTCCTCTATTACTAGAATCACCTTGTGGCAATTCGTGCTGCACTAATTCTGTGTTCCAAATCTGTGTAATCTACTTCGGATTTAGCATTTCCAGACACCTCAAACGGCATCTCTACCGCTCTCCATTCCACTTCCTCATCATCTGACCGAAGTTCAATGGATGTCGCTGCATAGACTGGATTTTTATGCAATATGAGCGATATTTCCGGCATGTCAAAGTCCTCAACATGTCGAATCGGTAAGCCATCCGCTCTCTGCTCCAAGCGGTCTTTCACATTCTGCATCTGGAAAGACCAGCCTCGCAACTTATCCGCATTTTGCACCACTTCCGGGTCATCAATGACCGTGTCAGCTCGCAGTCCTATTTGATCCTCTTTCAGCGTGAGATTGCCGGCACCAACGCTCGCTAATTCTCTGTCTGTCAAGTGATCTAACAACAGTCTGACATCGTGTGCTTTATCCAGTGCTTTGGTAAACGCTCTTTGCTCAATCGTCTCCATGACCTTACCATGTTTCCGTGTGTAAACCGGGCGTGACGACAATCGCCCCGGAACATTCACATAACCGCTTATATGCAACTTATTATCCTTGATTTCCGCTCGCATGAGCATCCTCCTTTCCAGCAGATCCGTCTACTGTCGAAATCTTGTCGATGTTCGGCGTATATGCCTGCTTTGTTGTCGGATTGTATAGCACTGCATCCAATCCGAGTTTTATAAAGTCAATGCCCATAGGAGGCATGTCTTCCATATTTCTGACCTCATCAATTTGCAAGAAGTTTGCTTCCAACGCTGTTTTATATGCATTGTATCGTTCTTCGATACTTCCTCTGGTGAGTTTTGTAGTATCTATTGCAAAATAACAGCTTGCCTTTTCCTCTTCGAGCAAAAACACTCGATTTAATTCGGTCTCTATGTCATTAACCAGCGGCATAACTGCCAACTTGATCAATGTATCAAAATCTTCTTTTGTTCCCTGTCCCTCAATGATAGAATACGGAACATGGAATATCGCAGAGATTGCTTTTGCGTTTGATTCCTTGTTTTCGTTTAGCTGCATCTCTACGGATGTATTGGACGATTCTTGAAATTTTGTCCCCTTCGGCAGCACAATGGCATTTTCTTCTCCAGTTCCAAACAGACGCCGGAATGCTTTTTTTACATTTGAAATCTGCTCTCGATTCATCTGAAACTCAGATGTCAAAAAGCCTTTTTTGTTGCCACCTTTTACAGCTAATGAGTGTTCAAGCACATATTCTCGATATGCCGTTGCAAATATAATCGCATTTTCTTCCGTGAGTGGTTTTGATTTCCATCCGTCTTCCGTATTGCGAAGTAGCTTGAAAAAATCAAATGGCTGATAACGCTGTCCATCCACCATGACTGCATAATCTTTATAAATGTGATCTGCATTGTGCAAAATGCTTACACATGATCTCTTGACATAATGCAATGACTTCGGTATCGCGTACTCCCGATGGATGTATGCATATCCTCCACTTCCCAAATAATAATCACTAATCATGGCACGCCAAAACTGTGTTAAAGTCAATGTATCGCCCGTATCTCTATTCAATACAAAAAGACGATTGTCCGAATTTTGTACAACCGTCTTGTTTTCTTCTTGTCGATACAATTTTATGGGAAGCGATCCAATGATGCCCGATATAATGCTGACACAAGCTGCTACTGTCGGCAACTGTAAAGCCTGGTCTCTTGTTATCCGAGCATCCGATACCACCGCTGATAGTAATGCTCCACTAAAGTCTGATTCATCAATCGTATCACTTACAATCTCTTCGGCTCGATTTTCTTTGTGAAAAAATAATCCCATCGTGTTCCTTTCCGGTGTCGGATTCCGACACCCTAGTAATAAACAAAAAATCCATTACCAAACAGGACTTCCTGCTGCACAAGATACACTGCGTCTATCAAAGCAACGACCATGTCCACTTTCCCATTGGATTTTTTCTTGTTCACATATTTATTTCTGTTGGTGTCCTCTACGCATCTAGCGTTTGCAAAGTTAATTTCCAGCATAAGATTTTCCTCATAATGAAAAAGCTGCCGCAGTATTTGCTCCTGCAAATACTTTGTTGCCGGATGTAAAACTGAGGAGTGCTGTTTAATCTCTACACATTCGATTCCGTTTGCTTCCAACTTATTGATGGTGGATATAGCATTGTATCGGTCATATCCAACTTGTGCAATCTCAACGCCATAAGTCTCTGGCAGATTCAGAATAAACTCTTCTACGAACCCATAATCTATCACTTCATCTCCGCACGCAAAACAGCATCCTTGTCGAATCAGCTTGTGATAATCAACATGCTCCTTCTTTTCCTTGAGTTCCAGTTTTTCTTCCGGAATAAATCCCCATACCTTAGCGTACATCTCATCGTCATGCATTGTAACCATAGCAACGGCTGTATTAT